TTAAAATTTGTAAACTAAGTTGTCCTCATACGAGGCATCCTTACTTAACTTGGCCTGCACGGTTAGGCGCGTGGCTTGGTCAAATGCCTGCCAATTATCCAGCCGCATTGATACGATTGTGTTGATGTAGTCGATAAACTCGGAGCGAGTCGAACTAAAAAACAGATACGGCGGGCGGGTTAGGCTTACCAGCTTTAGATAGTCCACCAAGCCGAAGCGGTTGGCTTGCGCATAGGCGGCCTGAGTGGTGGATAAATACGGCGGGTCGAGCACAAGTAACGCCTGAGGATTGTCTGAAAATTGCGGGATTAGGTCTATATAGGACTGCCGCATTATCTCCAAGCCGTCTAAGTAGTCGTCGGCCACAGGGTAATCAGACAACGGTAATTTGTAATACCACTCGGCCTTATATAGCTGCTGCCAGCTTGCGGCTTGTCGGCCGCTGAACAGGAACCAAGACGAAACGACCACATGGCATTTGAAACCGTCGAACCGCTCTATATCTTGGATAATGATTTGCTTAAGATCATCGGGTATGCGTTGGTTTTTGCCGAAGCCATCAAGATGTTGTGCGATCAGGTGGCGCAGGCGGTTAATGTCGGGGATGGCTTTTACGCGGGCGGCGTAGTGGTCGTAATCGTTATATATGACACGCGCGGCGGGCTTGACGCGCTTGGCTACATGAGCCAGTAAACCACTGCCTCCGAATACATCGACAATCGTCCAACCTTGGCCGTTGCCGGGTATATTATCCAGCACGTTGAGATAGTGCTTAATGAAATTGCGCTTTTGCCCTGCAAATGGAAGCGGTGCCTTTGAGTAGTATTTTTGCATCATAATTTACTTGCTCTCAGGCACTCTTTTGGTGCTCTTAAAATAGTCAATAAAAAATGATGCTCTCAGGCATTCTAAAATGATTACTTACTGAATGTATTGATTGTTTTACAGCGGTTACACTTAATTTGTACGCTGCCGCTGCCTTTGGACAACAGCTTTAAACAGCGGGCGCAGCGTAATTCGCGATAATTAACCATGTCGCATTCACTCCGTTTAAGGTACAATCCCCGCCGCCTAGCTAGGCAAGGCGGCCCTAGAAGTCAATGCAGGCCATATCTGCTTGGCTGGCGGGCAATTGTTCCAGCACCTGCCCGTCGCCGCCCCTCATTAAAATCTCTAAATTGCAATCCTCCTTATTTCACATATGCCCTAAACCACACACCTCGAAGGTCGAGCGCATAGTTAGTGGCAACGTCAAAACCTGTTTCCGTTACGTTTTGGATATAGTGAACCCTTGCGGCAGCAGACACAATATCAAGCGTTATTTGCACATCGGGTCGCTCTTTAAATGCCTTTGGCCAAGGGCAAGTAACAAACCGAGAATTAACCAAAGGCTTGCCGCCGTTAAATTGCTCCAATTGCTGGCGGGTGTAATACCCTTCCTGAAATTCTTGGTAAGGCGGCACAGCACTGTTTTGCTTCAACCTATTGAACTCATCGGCGATGCGGTCGCACAGACGCTCTATTTGTTGCTTAAGTGTCATTGCAGTGCCTGCTCAAAACGGGCGACGAAATCGGTATCGGTATCGCCTAAATTCAAAGTGGTTTCCACGGCGGCTTTCTGCTCGGGCGACAACACTTGAGATTCGTCGATACGCAAGCGTTTACCGATTTGCTCGGCCATTGCTGCGGCACCGCTTTTGTCTTCTTTGATGTAATTGCCCACTTCTTTCAGGGTGTCGTAGGCTTCTTCTGCACCGTCTAAGATTTCGGTTTTAACTTCCTGTTTTACATCATTTTTAGCGGCATCAATCAGCTGTTGCGTTTTTTGACTGGAGTAAACGGTAGATTCAGATGCAGGCGCGTTGTCGTTAATGGCTGCATTTCCGCCTGAAGCAGCGTTGTCGATGCGGGTTTTAAGCTCATTGAGCGCGCCCACCAAGCTTTCTTTATGCTCGGTCTGCAATGACGATTTATGGCCGATGTCGCCCTTAATGCCCTTAAGCACTTCACCGGCTTTATCGATAAACTGATTGATACGTTCGATTAATTTCATGTTTTTTATCACTTATGACATGGCTAAAATCAGACGGGCAACAAAATCGGGAGCCTCTTCCTCAGACGGCCTGAAACTTTGCAGCCACGCGGTAAAGTCATCAAAGGTTTTGCCCTGATTTTCGGGCTGGGCGAGCCAAACCTTATATAGGTCGTCGTCAAAACGCCGTTCGGCATGGGCAATGTTGCCGCGGTAAACGCGAAAATTAACCAGCATGGCTCGTCCCTTTGATGATTTCGACGGCAATATCTCCGCTCATCTGCACAAGGCCGTCTGAAAGTCGGGTAAAAGCAACGTCGGCAATATAAGCACCTTCTTTCAGCTTGGCCGACTGCTCGGCAGGCAAGGTCAGCAACACGCGGTTTTGATCGGGAAACACATCCGCGGCAAAGGCTGCCGCCGCGTCATTGCCGAATTTCGGGCGGATGCGGGCAAGGGTATTCACGCCGTAAAGGGCGGAAATGCCGTAGTCGTCCAAAATATCGAACAGCAGCGTGATTTCCACGGTTTCGCCGCGCTTGAATATTAAAGGCTTGTTCATGGGGAAAGTTTACGTTTTCAGACGGCCTTATCAGGGTGCAGGCCGTTCACTACACGGGGATATCGGTAATTTGCAAATCGGGAGCCTGCCCGATAATCTTATTGGTACGCTTGTCGTAAAACACGCTTTGGCCGTTCGCCGCCTGACCACTCAAAACGATGTTGCCACCACCGTGTGCGCGGGCGGCAAAGCTGCCGCCGCCCAAATCCCCCGTGATTTTGGCAATACCACGCTGCTCGCGGTTAAAAATGGCATTAAATTGCTCAAAAAGGTTCATTTTTAAAATCGCCTTAATCGTCCAAGTAGCGGTTGATAACCACCGTTTGCAATACGCGCGGGGCCTCGTTTTCAATATCGACGGTCAGCGTTACACCCGTTACCACGCCTTGCCACGCCCCCGCAGGCTCCTGTATCTGCCAAATCTGCCCCAATTGCGCCAACGGCAAGGCATATTTGTCGGATACGGGCAGGGTAACGGTTTCGGTTTTGTGCGTGCCGGTATCGCTCAATGCCGCCACACCCGCCGCCTGAAGCACGGGCATGTCGGTATAAAGCGGCCCCGTAACGGCGGCGGCTCGCGGCTCGCGGTTGCCCGTTTTGCGGTAAACGTCCGCGCCTTTGCCTTTGGCATGGTCGGCATACACAAATACACCGCCTGCCAGCGGTTTAACGCTGCGGCTGCCGCTGATACTCAAAATAACGGATGCCGGCACGGAAACATCGGGCGACGCGGCAGATACTTCCCATGCAGGCTTTTTCCAGCGGGGTTTAATGTTGATTTCGGGATTACCGGGATGGCTCTCGACAAACGCCCCTGCCGCCTGCGCCAATTCCTGTAAAACTGCCATCGGCGTTTTATCGGTTGATGCGTAGATGCCGGCAGGAATCAGCCAATCGGCCGCCCGCCAGTCGGTTAATCTGATACCCGTGTTTTTAAGTTGGGTATCGGCAATTTGCCGCGCATAAATAGGCGCATCAAACACACCGCCTGCCTGCACGGCGTAGCTCTCGCCCAAACGGGCGGTAACGCTGCGGCCTGATACCGTGTAGCTTTTTTGCCCAAACGCACGGTTGTCTCGGTATTCCTCAGCCAATATGACAAAAAGCCCGCCATTAATATTGACGGTAATCACCGCTTCACGACCTTTTGCCCGCTCATCCATACCCAGCCGGGCAAAATCATCGGGCGGTACAGTTACCGTACCCTGCCAACAATAACCGCCCATATCGGCGGTAAACGATGCCGATAACAGCGTGAGCGGGGTATCGTCAAACGATGCGGATACGGTATTGACTATCATATAAGCCTTTAATACGGGGGTTTTAAGTTCGGGATGGCAGGTAAACGGTATCGGAATACTGCCGGAGCTATGCCCGATAACGCGGCGGCGGAAACGCAGCGGCATCTTATCGGGCGGCGGGCGCAAGCCGCATACATAAGTATTGTCGGGCGGTTGCGGCGGCACAGGCTCGGCGGGAATTTCGTACCACTCGCACGGCACGGGCAAGGCGGGCAGGCTTACCGATTTTCGGCAGGCCGCCGTTGGCGCACGGGCGGAAACGTAAGCATCCAATGCAAACACCTTGCTTGCAGACGGCCTAAACTCATGCAGCCCGCATTTGCGCAATTCGGCGGCCACGCCTGACGGTTGACGGCCACACCTTGCCAAAGACGCACCGCCCGACATATTTGCGCGGGTTTCGCGCCTCAAATCCGCCATACCGCTGATATTGGCTGCAGCTTCGCCGCCATACAGCACGGCAGGGGTATATACGCTTCTTTGTTTGCGCTTCAGGGCTGCCATACCCTGCACGGCAGCCTGCATACAGGCGGCCACATCTACCGCATCCATATACACACCGGCACAATCCAACGCTACGGGCAAGCCGTCTGAAAAACCGCCTTGCATGGCCGCACGCATAGCAACGGGCGGCAGCACGAATCCGAACGATGCCGACACCATCGGCCGCACAGGGTCGCGCCAAGGGTTATAACCGTAGTCACGGTCTTTATCAGGGGCAACCGAGCCGCCGTCTTGCACGTCGCCCAACCGCCGTTTGAGCGGTAAAGGTAATGCCGCAACGTTACGGTCGGCAGCAATCGGCAAGCCGAACGGCAACGGCAAGGCATCGGGGGAAGTGGCGCGGGTATCGCTCATGGTGTGTTATTCAGGCGGCCTAGCCGCTTTCGGGCACGGCGGGGCGCACAAAATCATAGGCAACCGGTTCGTATTGCCTTTTATGGTCAAGGGCTAATACCAAATAGTCGCGGTCGGGGTTAATGCGGTCGAGCAGATAAGTGCCGTCGGGTCGGCTCCACACCCCGCGCACTAACGCAAACGTTTCGCGCTCGAATAAGAGGATGCGCTGCTCGGCGGGCTGGCCGCCCACGGTCAAAATACCGTCGCCGCGCCCGGCAATAAAACCGCCGCCGTGGCTTCTGCCGTAGTGGCTGATCGTGCGGGTTTTGACTGCGCCTAACAGTCGTGCGGCATGGCAGGCGCGGCGGTACAGGCATTTGCGGGTTTTAAGCGCACCTTTTAAAGGCTCTTGATGGCGCGGGCGTCGGTAAAACGCTGTGCGGGATTTAAAAATCACAATTTAAATTTCCCATGCCGTGGTATTCAGAACAAAACAGTCGCGGCCTTCGTTATAATCGTTTGTATTGAATTTAACGAAACGGTCGCCGCTGTCGTCCAGATTATCGAAAAATTCCAACTCCCGAACGCTCGGCAAATACTCGCGGACGGCCATAATTCCGCCAAACAAACCCCGAATGGAAAAGAATTGGCTTCTGTCAAGATAAAATCTTTCCAACAAAAAGATTTCCCATGCGGAAAAGCCGCCGCTAATCGGGTCCGGGTAACTGACACCCCTCAGTTTTTGGGCAACCGTACTGCCGCAGCACGCTATATTGCTGTTTAATTGGTCGTATGAAGAAGCCAATGATAAATAATCAACATCGACGTTATAGGTTTGGTCAGGCGAATTCAAAACATAACCCAACCCGGCGTTACTGCTATCGATATACTGATAATTCTTACTGGAAGATTTCAAAAGTACGCAATTTTTGCCATCGGAAGGGGCGAGACTATTGAAATCGCCGAAATAAAGAATCTGACAATATCTGCTATCCTGATTAGAATCGCTCACATTGCCTGCATTGACCAATAAGCAGAATGTGCGACCGTGGCCTACAAGTAGCCATCGGGCTCCGGTTGCCCGAGTTGATAACAAGGGAAAATAACCGCCGCCGCCAAATTTCTTAGTCCCCGTTTCTTTTGCCGTCATCTCATGGAAACCGCGCACTTCCGCTGCGCGGTCGTATTGGTTGTTAACACTCAGCCAGCAACGGCTCGCCTTATTATGCTTGCTGCGGAAGGCAATATAACTGCTGTCTTCAAAGGCTGCTTCCCAGTCCAACGCCTGCTTGTCGCCGTAGCCTGTAACCAAGCAGGCTTTTAAAATGGTCTTCAGGCTGCCTGCGGCGGCGGTTAGCTGCGGCGCGCCCTCATCGGTCGATTGGAATAAAGTAACCGGCACACGTTCGGTTTTAAACATGGTTTAACCTGCCTTTTAAAATCGGTTTCAGATGACCGATTTTCGCGTGCGCGTGAGGATTTGGGTTGGCGATTGCTTTCATCACAGTAAAGGCCGTCTGAAATTTTCAGACGGCCTCATTTAGAAAGCCCCCTGCCTTGTGAACCCGCCACCGGCGACGGCAAAGCAGGGGGAGTTGTTAAAGCGCATTATATACCTTACTCATCGATAACGGTATTACCACGCAGGCAGGCGGAAAATCCGTCGCGCTCGGTCTGCTTAACCGTAGTCGGCTGCACCGCCCGCAGAATCCAAACAGGCGTCGGCGTACCGTAGGTATTAAAGCGCACACAGTTGCCACCCGCCCAGCCCCCGCCGAATGCCAAGCGGTTGAGCGTGAAATAAGGCTTGCCCGTCGCGGGATTGAGCGGGGCCAAATCGCTCAAAGTGTCGCCCTTGGCTATCAAGCCCAGCCGCTCGCCGTACAGCTCGTATTGGGCGTCGCCGGTAAAGCGCAGCAGCCAACGCTCGGTAATCGCGCCGTTGCTGGTGAGCTTAATCGGGTAGTTTTTGACATCCAACCGCGACAAAACGGGATTGCCGCGGATTTCATCCGCCCAAACGTTATCCCAAGCCTGCTGCGAAAACGGTTCGGTTGCACGCACCAACAAATCGCCGCCGATTAAGGCGCTGGATACATAGGTCGATTCTTTCGGGTAATCGCGCCCCACGGGAAACTGCAATTTCAGACGACCTGAAATATCCACGCCCATCACGCGGTTTTCTTCTTCCCACGCCTGTACCGCCGTGAGCGGGTAGGTGTAGTCCGACAAATCCAACGGCTCGGCAAACGTGATTGTGCCTGCCGCCAAATCATAGCTGTACTTATCGGCCAACACATGCTTGCCTTTGGCATCCACCAAACAAATGCGGTCGCTGTTTTGGCGGTTGAGCTGCACGGTTTGATTACCCGTAAACGTGCTGCCCAAATCCTGCTTGATGCGGTTGCCGATCACAATCATATCGCCTTTACGGTACACCGGCACGCGGCCGTCTGAAGGCAGGCGCACGGAATCGATGCCGATAATACTGGAATCCAGCGGAATATTGTCTTGGGTCACACAGTTGAAGCGCAGGAAGTCTGCATAAAACAATGCCCCGCCTTCGATGCTGAAAAAACCTGTCTCATAGTGGATTTTACCCTTAAGCTCACCTTCAATCTCACCCAAGGCATTTGACCGCCCCGTCAATGTGCGCACTTGGCCGTCTGCACCTGTTTCCGTGGCATACACGGTAAAACTTTCGGGCTTGACCGGCGCAGCGGGGGTGCGTCCGACAAAATTGCCGATTTTAGTATTCGGCTCGCCTACAATTCCCGCAACTATTTTAACGGTGGCAAGGTTAATCGAAATATCCGACATCACAATCTCGCCGGTGCGCGTATTGATACTGCCGATAACATCGCCCGTGCCGGTTTTGTAGTCCCAGTTTTTATATAATTGGCCTCCGCGCTCAATGATTTTGGTTTCGCCCGCCGTAAAAGCCCATGTATCCGTAACCACACGGCTGCCCGCATAACCGCCGCGTAACACGTTAAAACTCATCGTCGGCACGGTTTCGGTGCGCTCCATCGCCCGCACTGCTTCAGACGGCATCACGGTAGCCGAAACATAGGCAAAGTTGACGGTAAAACTATCCAACTCATACTCTTGGCCGCGGATATTGATTTTTTTAGCGCCGGAACCTATTTCGGCCAACGCATCTTGATAACCAAACGCACGAATTTTAAAGGCAGATGCAGGCAGCACAATAGAGCCGTCGGCATAATTGATACTGGTTCCCGCCAGCACTTTTCCGTTCATCATCAGGCTGCCTTGGCCGTTATCGCTTATTTCGGCCGTGAACGATTGGTTATCGTATTGATGGTCTGTTTTGTCATATTCGTAACGCCCGAACAAGCCGCCCTCGCCGATTTTGATACGGGTGCGCTGCGTGCCGGCAACAGATACCAACATCCGCACAAACATGTTCAGCGATCCCGGTGCAGTTTTGCCAACTGAGATGCGCAACGTATCCTGCATGCTGTCGCGTACCTCGGTTTTAACCGGCAAATCGGTGTACTCCTGCCAGTTGATACGCACGGTGGACGCATTAATACCCGACGATACCCACACACGGCCGGCATCGTAAAACACATCGCCTTCGGCATGACCAGTCAGCTTTCCACCGCTGTTATCCGTAGCGGTTTTTTCTTCTCCGTCATTCCACGTCATACTCAAGGTACCGGGCTTGATTCGGCCCGCTGCCTGTTTCGGATATACCGCCCAACCTTCCACGCTTTTGGCAACGGAGTCCGTGCCCGCTTTCTCGGCTTTAAATGTTTTGTAATCAGATTCCGGCGACCATGCAAAAACAAGGTTGGTACCGACATCGGGCAGGGTCGGCAACGACACCACCGCCGACCCGGTCGGCTCTACCGTGCCGCAGGGGTTGTTTTCGCCATCACGCAAAATACCGTCGCCCATATCGCGCAGGGTGTACCACACTCCCAAGCTCATAAACGATACGGTCAGGCTGCCCCGCAACGGCGCAGGTTGCAACAGCGGTGCCCATTGCGTGCCTTGGTTGGTATCTTTGATTTCGATATAGGTCGAGTTTCGGGCGGCAGTCTGCACCGCACCCGGTACGGCGGTTACGGTTAAAGCAAAACTCGCCGGCATATCCGCAATCAGGCCGCGTTTGTAGTCGATGTTGACAATATTACCGCCTTTTTTCAGACGGCCTTGCGCATCGTCTTGCCACCCCTGTATTTTGACCGTACCCGGAATAACGGGATGCTCAAGCCAAATATTGCCGGATACCGCGCCCTCCGACTTAAACATGACACGCTCCGCCCCCGCAGGAACCCACGCTTCGGCGGCCACAGGATACTGGTCGGCATAAGGGGTTTCCACTGTGGATGTCGGCACCAGCTTTTCATAAATGCTGTCCACCCGCAGCTCCAGCGAGCCTTTATTCAGGGCTTCGGCCAACGGGCGCACCCCGTAGTAGGTCGCCGAATCGGCAACCTGCGTTTCCAGAATGGCCGTGCCGTTGCCCGCGTAGCCTTCCACAGGGTAGGCGGTGCCGTTGTAGTCGTCGCTCAAAGGGTTGTAGATTTCCATTTTCAGCACGCGCCGCTGTATTTCTTTCACACCGCCGCCCGGCAGCGGAATTTCAAACGTGCGCACTTCGTGTTCCAAATCGGCAATCCGGAAATACTGATAGCGGATGATGTTTTTATTGCCCGATGTTTCGCGCATTTCCAAGCAGTATCGCTCGCCCACTTTCGGCAACGGAGCCTCGATACGCTGATAAGCCTGAATCATGCGGATGCCGGCCATGTGTCGGCCAAGCAGGGTCATGCGGCTTTCCACGGTCGGTACACTGTATGCTTCGATGCGCGGCATGATTTCGGCGCGGCTCTCGCCGTAATTACGCGCCTTAAATGCCAAAAACGACACGTTATCTGCTTTCGGCGGCTCGGAAATAATAAAGTGCGCGCCGTAAAGCGGCTCCGCATCCGCCCGCAACACACCCGAATACAGCAGGCGCGCATCAAAACTGCCCATTGTGCGGTCAACGTCGGATACCGGCGGAAAAATCTCGTTGTCCTCGCCCGTCAGTGGCGTTCCGACCATCAATCCGCCGCCGTCGGGCGTGTCGGTCAAGCGTTGGCTGGGGTAAATCTGCAAATCCTGCTGGGTTAATCGCGTGGTTTTTGTCATGTTTTAAAACCTGTTTAAATCGTCATTAACAATATAGCGGCGGTGTATTTGTCGCCGTCTGTTTCGGGCGTAGCATATCGCACCGGCTCAATACGATTCATCGTGGCATCATGTAATCTAAATGCCACGTCGAAGGTGCGCCCGTCGTAATGGGTCAGCTCCATTTCCAGCGCGGGCGTATCGCTCCACTCTCTCAAGGTGTGCAGATCGCCGCGCTTGAGCCACGCCCAATCGCCGCCCAACGTAACCGGCCTGCCGTTGAGCTTAATGCCCTGCTGAATCACCAAGCCGCCCGACAAGGTACGCTGCGGCGCGGCCTGCGCCACTTTCGACCACTCAAATTCGTCGAGCCAGCGCATATCCTGCGGCAGCCGGACAATCGCGCCGGTGTCCTTTCGCTTTAGTTGCCAATAATCGTTTGCCATTTTATAAACTCCTTCAAGATATAATAAAAAAAGCCCCGCACAGGGCGGGGGATAAGGGCTTCACTTGGTCGGGTTGCGTGGATTTTTTTCAGACGGTCTAACTCATACGATGGAGTCCCGCTTGCAGCTGAACTAACAATTCCTGCCCGGCTTTTTCAACGACTTTGGCATCCCGGGCATTTAGGGCTGATTCAAGTTGTTTAATCACACTACTTGCAGCATCACCAAGCCCGTCAAGTTTGAGATTATCCAAATTTCCGAGATTTAAGCGGCTGCCGCCATCCTTGTTACTTGCCGCCGCTTCGCGCTGCCTTTGCTCTTCCTCCGCCTTTTCCCGCTGTCGCTGTTCTTTTTGACGGGCGTATAGGGTTTCCTGCGCCTGCAACGCCCGCGCCCATTCACCCGCCACATCGCCTTGGCCGTTTTTGGCTGCTGCCTGCTGCTTGGCTCTCAATTCCGCCAACTTGCGCTGCTGCTGCAAGGCATAACCCGCTTCTTCGTCGCCGTTGATGGCAGCCAATTCCGCTTCAATCGACAAGCGTGCGTCCGTGGCCTCGTCTTTAAGCTGCACCAGCTTTTGCCGTGCCGCTTCAATGGAATTTTGCAGGTTGGCAAGGCTGGTTTTATCCAGCTTGCCGGCAGCAGCGCCCGCCGCGGTGGTCGCACGGATAAGATGGCCCATGTTAACCGTGCCGTCTGAAATAGCGGCGTTTAATTCTTCCTGCGCGCGGTTCGCATCTTTTATGCTGTTTAAAAACTGGTCGGCATAAGCGCGCCAGCCTTTGCGCAAAAAGTGCGTGCCTTGTTCGGTTAGGCCGTGTAGCAGATTGTTATAGCGCACAAACTCTTCGCGCGTGAGTTTGACCACACCGTAGGTGCTGCTGATACCTTGATGCAGGGCGTTGACTTTTCGGGTCGCCGATTCAGATGCGCCGGCTACTTTCTCCATGCCGTCGGCAAGCTCTTTGTTGGATTTCCCCGCACCTTGCGCCGCCCGTGCATGATTATCGGCAGCTGCGGCCGCTTTGTTATGGGCATTAGCCGCCGTATCACCCGCCTTGGCCGACTGCGCCTCCAGTTCGGCGGTGCGCTGTTTAACTTGTGCCAACACCTGATCATATTGGGCTGCGGTAATCGCACCCGCCTCAAATGCGGCTTTAGCCTCTGCCGCCACGCGGCTTAAATCGGCGGCAGCGGCAGCCGTTTTGATGGATTCGGCCATCGCGTCATAAGCCGTTTTGGCTCCCGCCGCACCTTCTTTAGCCGCATCGTTCAGCCGCTGGATTTGCTCTTTTGTCAGCACCGCCGCATCGCCGCTCTTTTGCAACTGCGCGCGGAACGCCTCAAACTCGGCACGGCTTTGCAGTTTGCCCATCATCTGCTCAAAACCGTTGCGGATTAAGCGGGCATCTTCAATCCCCGCATCTTTAGCAGCCGCCGAAGCCGCCTGCCAATCGGCAAACGCTTCTTTGGCTTTACTGCTGATTCCTGTTGTGGCGGCTTCCGCATCCACGCCGATTTTGGCAAAGGCTTCCGCCACCTTAGACGGCACAATTTTGGCTTGGTCGGCGATTTTTTCAATTTCACCAGCCGCTTTTTTCGCTTCTCCGCCGATTTCGGCCAACGGTTTTTTCAATGCCGCCAAATCTTCGGCGCTGCCGCCCATTTTGGTAAAAGCTTTTTCCCAATCTTTTTCTGCGGATAATGCCGCTTTTCGGGCGGCAGCGGCGGTTTTTTCCGCTTCATCGGCAGCCTTTCGCGTAACAGTCTCCTGCGATGTGCCGATGGCTTGCTCGGCTCGCTGTTGAGCCTGCTTGGCGGCTTCTGCGGCATCAATCGCAGCCTGCGCCGCTTTATCGTAGGTGGTGCGGGCTTCTGCTTCCAAGCGGGCATAACGTTGCGATTCCGTTTCCATCGCCCGCTCCACAGCCTGCGCCGTTTTGCTCTCAAAAGCCAACGCTGCTTCGTGCGCTTTGGTCAGGTGCTTTTCAGCCGCCGCAGCCATTTGCGCCGCCGCCTGCTCGTATTCTTCACCCAAACCTAAAAAGTTGAGATCGCCCAAGCCTTGAGCCACTTTACCCAAGGCACTCAATGCCGTCCCGGCAAACGTATCAAACAGAATGCCTATACCGGCCACCCCGTCGCGCAACGCACCCAAACTGATATTAATCCCGTCTATAATTCCCTTAATCAGGTCAAAATCCTGTTCCGCGTCTGCACCTAAAATTGTTGCAAATGCGCCGCCTACTTCGTTGACAATATCCACCAATCCGCCGAAGGCATCGCCTATTTCCGCCGCACCTTCTTTAATCAGTTCGTATGTGCTGAAAAAGGCATCCGATACGCCGCCGGTAAGCGCACCGTCCAGCCCTTCGATTTTTTCCTGCACCCACGATAAGGCATCGCCCACTTCACCGATGATTTTATTGTAGGCATCGGCAATACCGCCTTCCTCGCCGATTTTAAGCAACATCTCGTCAAACTGGTTTTTCAAACGGTTTACCGCCGCCCCCGCCGATTCGGCCCCGCCGAATGCTTCTTCCATAGCCGCACCGAACTTAGGAAGGAAATCTTCGGCGGCGATGCCGCTTTCCACCATCTTTTCAAGCTCGGCGGTGGTAACACCCATTGATTTTGCAGCAATGGCCATAGCCGGCGTTAAGCGTTCCCCCAACTGGCCGCGCAACTCTTCCATCGACACCTTGCCTTTACCGGCAATTTGGCTCAAGGCCAGCAATACGCCGTTGGTCTCTTCGGTACTCAAATTCATGGATGCGGCGGCGGATGCCACGCCTTTAAAAATCTGCTGGGTTTTTTCGGTACTTAAGCCGATATTCTTTGTGGCCGATGACAATTGGGCATAGCCGTTGGCCACGCTTTTCAGTTCCAGCCCCAGCTCGTTAGCGACCTCCTTCACCCAATCCATTTGTTCGGCGGCCTGCGTCGCACCGCCAAACGCATATTCCATGCGGCTGCGTATGGCTTTAAATTCCGTTGTGGTGTCAATAACGGCGGTCAAACCTTGTTTCAAGGCATACAGCCCGCCGCCCACACCAGCAACCGCCGCCATAGAACTGCCCATACCCGCAATAGATTGGCTGATAGGCTTTAAACTCGTGTTTAATTTACCTGTATCGGCAGCTGCTGCCGCAGCTTTAGCCTTTAACTTGCCCATTTCTCCGCCCAATGCCGTCATCTTGGCGCGGGCGGCATCAGATTGGGCGGCGAGTTCTTTTTCACGCTGGGATAATGTGTTGGCCGTGATGCCCGCTGCATTCATTTCTTCGCGCACTTTTTTCAACTGCGTGCCAAGCGACCGCTTTTTGCCGTTCAGTCGGTTGATTTCGCCCTGTAAATCAGCATAACGTTTCTGCTGCGCCTTTGTGCCGTCACCGTCCATCTCGGCTTTCAGCTTGTTCAGGCTCTGTTTGGTTGCCAAAATGGCCGTGTCGGTTTCTTTAAACGCCCGTTTGATACCCTTGAAATTTTCAATAACGGCTTGCTGTTTGCCGATCTCGCCAAATTCTTTCTGCAATTCTGCAAATTTACCCGTCAAGCCCTTTGTATCCGCTCCGGTTGCCTGCAACTCGTCCGACAGTTTTTTTACTTCGTCCAGCCCTTCAACGCCCGCGCTGATACGCAAGCCCGCCTCGATGGTGTTTGATTTAGCCATTTAAAAACCCGATTCCGAAAAAACTACAAAATAGAAGAGAAAATCCGAACCGAATCAGAGATAGGCTTCATCAAGAAATAAGGCCGTCTGAAACATTTTTTTCAGACGGCCTGCTGTTTTCACAGAATCAAGATGTTGCTTTTAACTCTTCCCGCAACTTTTCTTTAACCCATTGGGAAAAATCAATTTTATTAGCATATTCCAATAAATCTTTTTCAGTCTCCTTGTTAAAGGAAACATTTTTAATCGTCCGCTTGGCTGCTGCCCGCTTCCGATATTCGACCATTTTTTCATCAGCCATAAGGCATAATCCTTGATTTAATAAGCCGTATTTTGTAAGATTAGGGAACTGGAGCGGCGGCTACCGCCCCAGCCTTACGGTTTATCAGTAGGCGTTACTGCTTGCGAACATCAAAACCAGTAAGAAGATGATTTGAATAATTAGGCTATTCATTTCATTTTCCCTTTTGATAAGCCCCGCTTCGGTGGGGCTTTTCCCGTACCGGCCCTCACTGCACCGATGAAACGAATTATATTATGTATAGACATAATAATCAATCATCCTATGACAAAAGGTGTAAAAATAATGGAATTATTGTTGTTGCCGTGGCATTTTTAAACGCATGACAAAACAATCACAAAAAGGAAAAACAATGGAATTAAAGCAAGATGGCTGGGATGGGAACGATGCCTCCCGTGACGGATACGACGACAATATCGCCCGTGAAGGCTGGGATGGATACATCAGCCGAGAAGGTTCGGATGTTTAAGCGCACGCCATAACAAAAGGCCGTCTGTTTTCAGACGGCCTTTATCATTGACACCCGGCTTAATTGCTGAAGCTGGAGAAATAATAAGTTGATGTTTGACCCTCGGCTAGCACCGCCGTGCCTTTAAAGGCGGCTTCCGCGAAGTCGTCGCCGAACCAGTCGATATCGCCGTCGGCAGCCAACACAGCGTGCGGAATGTGCAATACGCCCGCTTCGCCGGTGATGCGGTTTTTGCCGTCAACCCAAATTTCCAAATCCAAGCGGCTCAATGCGCCTGCACTGATTTTGAAGCCGCCTGCGGCGCGGGTTTTGTAGCTTACTTTGATGTCTTCATCATCGTTCACATTGTCGGCAGACGGGTCAATTTCAATCAAGCCGACATTGGCATTAAATACAACCTTTTCTGCCGCCACGTTTTGGTCGCTTTTGTTCTTAACCTTAATTGTGGACGGGTCGATGTTTTCGTGCGGCAACTTGTAGCCTTGACCTTTTTTGCCGATATGAATCACGGTATCGGTTACGGTTTCGGCGCGGGCGGCAATAACAGCAGCCTCACCCATCAAGGCCATTGCCAAGTTATTTTTATCGAAAGTATCCAGTTTCAAGCCAACTTCGGTCGGTTTTTGAGTTACCAAGCTGTCTAACGCTTGGCCGTAAGTGCCCTTGCGTTTGCTGGTGCGCTCTTTACTTTCGGTAGATGATGCAGTGGTTAATGACGTGGTATTGCCCACATCGTAAATGCCGCCATCGGCGATATTGCGGTTGCGTACTTTTACGTCGCCCTCAAAAATCAGGCCGTGATCAGCGGTGCGGTTGATAGGCATATCAGTCCTTTCTCAATTCAATGGCTACTGCGGTCTCAAACCGCATGGGGAAAAATGCAAAGCCTTCGTGATAGGCAATCGGCAGGGCGGCGCGGGCGGTAAACGGCTCCAGCGTGAGCTTTTGGCCGTTGTCGCCGCAAGGGTCGAAGCCCTGAAATGCCGACTTGATGGCGGTAATGGTTTCGCCTACACCGTCTGCTCCGTATTGCAGGCGGTTGGGGTTGTATTGGCGTTTGGCCAAAATGAAGCTGAAGCTTAAACGCTCGCGTAACAAACCTTTGTTTCCGGCTGCCGCATCGGGCGTGAAGCCGTCAAACACCACATAAACCGCGCCGTCTTGCGGTTTGATTTTTCGGTCGGACGTTACCGCCTCTAAATCCGCAGCCTCTAAAACATCGCTCACGCCCGGCACTTGCTTCATGCGCTCCAAGATGGCCGGGTAGCAGGCGAGCATGTTTTGATACATCGGCAGTTTTGCCATAACTACTTGCTCCAAATGGTTTGCAGCCACTCACCCAACGATTCGCGGATGTCGCTGCGGTCTTGCTCGCTCAATCCGAAGATGGGGCGGGCGGGCATTTTGGCGGTGCCGGTTTGCAGATAAGCCGCATATACCCGGTCGGTGCCGACTTCGGCCATGCTTTCGGTCGCGTGGCTGGTGATGCTCCTCAACAAGTCGCCGCGGTCAACCAAAATCGAGCCGCGCGTTTTGCCGTTTTTGCCGGTTTTGGCATACAGCGTCCACAGCGACAAATCCGCCCACTTGCTGCCGTCGGGTGCGGTTTTGGTTTCAAAACGCTTGCGGGTGCTGTTTTCCAGCAGCGCGGCCACGGCATCCAAGGGCTGTTTTAAATCCCCGTTTAAACGGATATACAGCGTATTTAAATGCGCCTGCAGCTCGGGTAAATTGGTATCAACGGTTAATTTCATGCCATTCCTGCACCTTATTCGGTATCACAGCATACAGGCCGTCTGAAGCCTTGCCCGCAGGCTGGCTTGCATCCAAACCCAGCAGGCGAGGCTCTTTAACCAAGGATTTGAGCCATTCAATAGCCGCCTTATAACGTTTTTCAACGATTTCAATATCGCCGTCTTCGTGCAGGTAGTAGCGGGCGATGTCGCACACCTTCAGCACCAACACCCGGGGCGTTTCCACACCTTCAAGGCTTTTATAACCGGCGGCGGCCAGATAACTGCCCGCCTCGGCTTCGGCGTCTGCGATTGCCCGATCCAATACTTCGACGTTTAGGGTCTTGCCGTATTCATGGTCGGTAAGTGCGGCGATCTCCCTTTCGGAAAACCGCAAAATCATATCTTCACGGGTAATCAGCATTTCAGACGGCCTTTTAAACGGAAAGCGTTACCAGCAGCTCGGGGCGCAAGGCAATCGGCAGCGGGTTCGACTGCATGTGCAGGCTCCAGCCTTTGTCATGGTCGAGCTTCTCGCGGCTGGCGTAATACGGCAGCGCGCGGGTGTTTACGGTCGCATTCATGTCGGCGGGCGCAAATGCCTCGGTGTACAGCTTGCGGCCTACCGGCAGCAAAATCGCTTGGTCGGCGGCGATTTTTGCACCTTTTTCGCCGAAGTTGCCGGTGTACTGGATAAACTTTATGCCGTTGTGTTCAAGCTCAATCGGGTTGGCCGACCCCTCGCGGTAGGCTGCACCGTCGCGGTAGCGTTCGTACAGCGGCTTGATTTTGTCGTGGTATTTCAGCGCGGTTAGAAAGTCCAAACCGCACAAAGCCACCCAGCCCGTTACCATCGCACCGTTTTGTTTGGCGCGCAGGCCGGCAATGGTTTTATCCATTAACTGGCCCACTTCGGTGGTTTTGGTATCGAGTTTCCAGTCGATAGTTTCGCGGGTCAGCTCGAACTCTTTATACAGGTCGTACAGCATGGTGCCGTCGGCATCTAAAATCTTGCCCTGCAACGCACCCAGCATCAGATGCTCACGGGTGTATTCGAGGTTGAGCTTGCCATCGGCGAGCTTGTCGCTTACCACGTTTTCCACGGTTTCCGCCTTGTCGCTGCCGAATGCACGCAGGTTTTGCACATCATCGGCGCGGACGACGTCGTCTTCGGGCAGATGCGGAATGCGGAACGTTTTAATCACTCGGTCTTTAGGCGGTATGGCTTGGCCGGATTCGCCGCGCTCTTTACTTTGCACCAAATTCAGACGGCCTTGTCGGCACTCCACATTAATATAAGTGGTGTTCAAGTATTGCGGCTCGAAAATGCCCAAGTCGCGGATTTGCGTAGGTGTAGTCGGCACTTTATTGATGGCGGTAGTCAAAGCCTTAACGCCGAACTTGCTTTCACTGGATAAAGGCATGGATTTTCCTTTTTTTTAAAATAAATATGCGGGGACAGGCCGTCTGAAACGGCCTGTACCGTTTGGGTTTAATCGGCGGGTGTACCTTGATAGACGATGCCGTAGGGGTCGCCGTCTTTTTTCAGCCCGTCGAGATTACCGCCCGTCGATGCCGCCGCATTAACTGCCGTAGCAGCCACCAGCGATAAATCGATAATGCAGTTGTGCGGCTGCACCAGCACCTTGCCGTCCTGCTCGTCGGTCAACGCCAACAGCTTTTTACCGGTACGCAGCGGATAATCGACAAAGGTGCCGATTTTAGTGCCTTTAGAAGCGGTTACCGCCTCGCGGGTAAGCGGCGTAGCTTCCCATTTCAAAAAGTCACCGGTTACATGACCCAAGGTTTTATTACCTGTGCTTTTCATCTTGGCTTCAGACATACACACCTCCGCTCAACGAACTTTTACCCGTCGCCACCGACAGCTTCACGCCGCCTGCCGGCTCGGCTTGATTGCCGGGCTGCGCATCGGACAGCAACGCCTCCGGCACCGGCGGCTTACCCGCGCCCGACAAGGCCGCCTCGGCGGGCTTCAGGTCGGCGATTACCGCTTCCGCGTCTTTCAAATCAGCGAAAAGCAGCAGTTTGTAGGTCGATTCACCCACGCCGCTAAACTTGCCGTCTGCTCCGGCTTTAAAACCAGCTGCCGACAACTTGGCATCAATCTGCGCTTTATGCGCGGAGAGTTTCAAATCGGCGTTTTCCTGCTCCAGCTTGGCTTTATCTGCTTTCAGCTGGTCAAATTCCGCCTTCTCTTCAGGTGTCATGCTTAAATGCTCCTGTTTGGGTTGATAATCAAATGCCCGCGGCTTGCCGTCTTCCGACAAAGCCACGGCGTGAGTATTGCCGTCAACGCCCACAGCGGTAAACGACACTTCGCGGATGGCGCAGTCGCGCATAATCAGCATAGGGCCTTGAACTTCATACCCGTTAACGCTGGTTTTCGCGCCCGCGCTCAATTCTTCAACACGCGCCGACTGCACATATACCGACATCTCCCACGGGAAACCTTGGTCGGACTCTTCCGCCACGGCTCGCCCGTGCTCGTTGTCCAGTAAAGTGCCTTCGGCATACAGGCCGTCCGAAGTAACCGACAACTTACCCACGCCCGCGCGCTTACTGCCCGCGTGGTCGATGAGAAAGGCGGTTTTATCTTTGAGCTTGATGCCGTCGAAGTCGATAACCGTTTGCCACGTACCTAAGCCGAACGGGCGGCCGCTGTTGGCAATGCCGGAAAACTTGCGCGGCTCTTCGCCCGATACGGCGGCAACGGCCACCGCGTCGGCGGAAGAAAGGCGCAGGTTTAAGGTTTGGGGTGTGACTTTCGTTTTCATGCCGCCATGATAGGGGCAGTTTCAGGGGAAACGGCTTTGGGGCAGTTCATTACTGTCGGTAGGCAAAAAAAGGGACTTTTATCTGTTGCTGCGGTTTGAGATTGTCTTGCAATGGCAGGTATGCCGATTACAGCGATTTTAATGGGGGTTTAATAGGGGGTATAAATCAAAGGTAAGGGGTAAGCCTACCCTTAAGACAAAACGCGCTAAAAAGCGCGTTTTTTTCAATCTTCCGTTTCTTCGGCTTCGAGTGCCAAAATACCCTGTGCCGTAATCATATAGGATTGGCCGTTTATTTTTTTAATCTGCCCGAGTTCCGCCAATACGGATATGGCGTATCCCGCATTCTGCGCCAAAGGCATTAACTCTCCCAAAGGCAGCGGATTGGGATGCAGCCCGTGTTTTCGGCGTGCCTCGCGCAAATGGGACAGGATTAGCAGGCGTTCGGCCTTATCGGTATTCATATTTTATTTATTCCAAGTGGGGATTGTCGTAATAGCCCTCTTCATACAACTTCATCATGCGCTCCCTCTGTTCGGGCGGGCGGCTTTCTATATCTGCCAGCAGCAGGGCTTTCGACATCTCTCTGGACTTTTTGCGGTACTCTTCCCAATTGCGCAGGGCGTGGGCGACAGCCTGGTCTTTACGCTTCATTGAATCCATGGTTACTCCTCCGGAAGGCTTAACTGAATAATCATGGATTCATCATAGCCCGCGCCAGTTATTTCTTCAAGCTCGATGTAGTGCCGGGTTTTGCCGTTCTCAACCGCTTCGCGTCGGCTCTTTACACGGTAAACCGCGCTTCTCGGCATCAACACTTCTTTTTCGCTGCGCCCGTATTGCGATATGGATTCGATGTGTACGCCGCTTTTGCCGTGTATCGTTATTTCCACATCGCGCTCCAGTCCGAAATGGCCTTGCTGCAAAGCGGTGCTGGTAAAGTTGCTGTAACGCAGCATACTGCCCGGTTGGTGTGCATTCATAAATGTCTGCGGGTTGTGCAGGTCGGCCATATCCACCATTCTGCAGGTGGTTCCGGCGTAGGCAGGTGCTTTGCTTAAAAACGTATCCAGCGCAGTAATCAGGCGCAGATCGTGGCTGTCCAATTTCTTCAAATCGCCTTGATGGCGGATTAAGGGCGGGTTGATTGTGGTGTATCCGCTTTCGTTGGTGTAGATATACGCGGCCAGTTTGTCTGCCAAATCCGCGCCGCCGAAGTCGGCCGCTTTGATTTGCGCCAGCTTTTCTTCCGACATTTTAATAAAGCCTTTTTCCGCCCACCGCATCATATCGGCGGCTTTCATTTCAAGGGCCTTGTCGGCACTTATGGGGCTGACGCTTACGCCGTCCTCGCCGTATTCGAGCAGGTACAGGTTGCCGTCGCGTTTTACCAATTCCAACCCGCCTTCCATGCCGGGTATCGTATAGCCCAACTGTTCGCCGCGCCCCGCTTCGGCAAAAACCAAAGATTGCGCGTCGGCAATACCGCCGCTGTCTTTAAGCGTCAAATTGGGCAGGCCGTAAATAAAATTGGGGCGGCCTACCTTTCGGCGTATGTAGTTGTTGGTTTCTTCGGCCAGCATGTCGGCGTAGTTTCTGCCGTGCTTGCCCGCCGCCAATTGCTGCAACGCCCCCAATCTGTCGCCGTGGTTGTGGGCGAAGCTCGGCGTAATATCGGCGGGAATGCGTACCGTTTGGCCGGTGCGCGGGTTGGTAAATTCAATGGTTTGGATATTCGGGCTGTCTTCCAAGCGGCCTTGCTTATGCGCTTCTTTTTGGGCATCGGTAAAGCCGTCGGGGTCTTTGGCAATATCTTCGCCACGTTCGCGCAGGGCTTGCGTTTTGGTGAGCTGGCGCACGCCGCACAGACAGCCGTAGCCGTTGGGCGGGAATATCGTATTCCACAGTTCATGCTCAACCGGCAGGATTAAATTGTAATAGGGCTTATGCGCGTCGCGTTTGTGCGTGGCCGCGCTGGGAATGTATTTCAGATACGGCAGGGCGGCCTTGCGGTTTTGTACCCGCGCCCATTGACCGGCTGCATAGCTGGTTTGCAGGTTGGTGTGAAAAATAGTGCGCAGGCGGCGGGTGCTGCCTAGCTGCACCACTTTCGGCACACCGTCCACAGGGTCAAGCATGACCGTTTCTCCCCACCAGCCCCGCGCCATTAAATACGGTTTTAATTGCTTTTTAAAATCGGAAAATATAGTGCCGTTTTCCATCGCGGCAGCTACTGCGCCTTTCACATCTGCCAGCAAGTCTTTATCCATCATCTTGGCAACGGTAAAGGCGACGGCATGCTCATACAGCCACACATCGTAATGGCTGAATCCGGGTAGCAGCTTCTTACTTTTTAAAAAGCCCAAGGCGGCGCGGTCAATCAGGCTGTTGAATACCACTTCCATTATTTGCCCTCTTCAAGGCCGTCTGAAAAACCCCGCGCACTCTCGCCGACCAACTTGTCGATAATCGGCAGGTCGCCGTCGCTCAAATCGATTTTTTCTAAGGCCGCCTGAAATTCGGCATAGCTTTCCGATGCCTGTAATGCGCTTAATACCGCCTGCATTTTCGGCTGCATCAAGGCTTGGTCGGCTTTCAAAAGCGGCGGCTCGCCGCCATTCAGGCCGTCTGAAAGTTTTACGGCAAGAGCGGCCTTTCCTGCCTGCGCTTGCTGCTCTACCATTTCAAAGTGCTCTTTTTCAAAGCCTAAAACCTGCGTGAAATAGTCTTCGGTAAAGCGCACCATGCCCGAATCGGCATAAATTTTGTCGCGCTCCGCCCGCGCCTTATCGATTTTGACCTCTTCGACAAATTCAAACCACAGGCCGCCTTTTTGCTTGATTTCCAAGCCCCAAACGGCATTAACCGCCACCATCGCATCAACAGCGTGCTGGATAGCTAGGGATAGCAGGCTTAAATAGGCTTCGATGCGGTCTTGGCGGGTGTTTTCTTCGGTTTCCTGCGCCGCTCTGCTGCCGTTGGCAAGGTCGGATATTTTTACCCTGCCGAGCAGGGCTTTTTGGATACGCGCGTTTGCCATCCGCTCCAGTTTTTCAAAGCCTTCGCCGTTGGCCGAATTGGTGAGCATCTCCACACTGTCCTCATTATCAACGGTAATCGCCCCGCCCGACACAAACGAAAACAGCTTGCCGATAAAGCCTTGGGCATCGCCCGAAACCTTACCCACCATATAGGGTTGGGCATAACGCTTGATAAATTGGTGTGCATAAAGAAAACCGTTTTTACGCACCGACACAGCTGGGAAAAGACGGGCTACGGCCATTTCTCCGGCGGGGTTTTTCGCCGTAGCACGGTTGACCAGCAGCAGATTAAGCACCTGTGTATCCAGCACTTCTTCCCCGTTATTGCCTTGATATATCAATACGCCGCCACGCTTGGGCTTGTAGCGGTCTAACTCGTCGCGACGGTCGGCAATGTAGTCAAGCACAATCAGGCCGTCTTCTTCTCGGCGGTAGATATAGCGACCGACCGCATAACCGTTTAAACGGGCAGTTAATACCAACTCCACAAAAGCCGCTAAGTTTTTGCGCACCACCCGATAAATGCGGTCGAGCTGAGTATCGTCGGTGCCGTCGCCATACAGTCGCCATCCGCTCGCCATCATCGCTGTGCGCAAATCCTCTTTGCAGCTCTCGACCTCATCATCCGAAATAACTGCGGCATAAACCTGATCGCGGCTCAATCCCAATCGGTCGAGCAGCTCGTCCGAACTTTCCGCGCTGCCCATAAAGCTATCCAGCGCGTAAGCCGTATCCGTAACCAGCGCATCAATGCGTGTTTTAGTTTTGCTTTTCGTTAATCCAAACATGTTTAAACACCTGTTTAAATAGGGAGACCGTCTGAAACCTTATCCACGGCATTGCCCGACTAGAGTTTGATTCAGACGGCCTTTAAATCAAAAAAACGTAGGTTCAGGAATATGCACCGGCACAGCCTTATCCGTCTTTTTACCGCTAACGGCGAGCATCCACAGCATGTGCAGGGCATCGGGGCCGTCGTCGTGGTCGGCATTAGGGAAATGGCGCAACTGCTCGATTAATTCTCGCTGCTCCTGCCTAAACTTGATTAAGCCGTTGGCAATATGCGGTTGCAGGCTCTCAATGCGCAGCAGCTTATCGCTGGCCGGCTTAATGCCGCGGGCAGGCACGGGGCAGCCGGCGCGGGCGGAACGCTTAACCAGCTCATCCTTAAAGAACTCCTGAAACTGCACCGATTCCACCGCCCACACTTGGCAGTTGTGCTTTTTTTGCAGCTCAATGGTTTCTTCGATAATCAAATCCGGCACGCGCCGTCTGATTTTGGCGACTTCCACAAACAGAATACCCGTACTCTTTTGATAACCGCCCACCAAAATCGCGGATGGGTCGCGGCTCTTGCCGCTTTTGCCCAAAGACGGGTCAACCGCGCCGTACATCACCACATCGTGCGGTAGGGTATTAAAGAACACGTCTTTATCCATATAGTCGGCAAAGGGCGAATCTTCGCCGCTGGCGGGGTCGTTCTGATACTCGCAGGCGAACGAGTGCGAGCCGATTTTGGCGCGCTTTTTCATCAGATCCAAAATACCGCGCGCCGCCCATGATGTTTGCGCGCCTTTCAGCATTTCCGCTTCGTGTTCGCGGTAGTAGGCCATCGCGGCCGCTTCGCCGTAATTGCGCCAAATGGTTTCCCACTCTTCCCACAAATCCATTCTGTCAGGCCAGCGTTTCACGGCCTTAAACAGGCGGCTGTTCCAAAACCTGTTTTTCAGGGTGCGGCTCAACACGCTGTCGTAATGCAGGATAGTTCCGATATAGATAATGTCGTACTTTTTACCTACGCCGCCTAAAGGCTCGATGGTTTTTTCCAGCCACGATTGCAGCTTTTTCCGCTGCTCGGGGTTTTGTACCTGCTCGTCATTCTCGATATCGTCGAGCACGCACAAATCGGGTCGGTACGGGCCGTGGCGCATACCGCGCAGCTTTTTCCCGCTACCCGCGACCTGAACCTTAACGCTGTTGGCCGTCACAATCGTTCCGGCCTGCCACACGCGCCCGGCTCCCACAGCTTCGGGGAAGTCGGCGGCAATGCGCGGATTGAATTCCAATTCCGCCTTGATGGTTTCCAGCATAGGGTACGCTTGGTCTATGCTGTCCATCACGATTACGGCATAGTGCGTTTGCCCGGTTACGATGCGCCAAAGCGTATAAAGTTGGGTAACCAACGTCGATTTAGCCTCGCCGCGCGGAGCGGCAATCGCCTCTGATCGGCTTTCCTTGTCCGCCGCCACTTTCGGCAGCAGCTCAAACAGATATTCGTGCAGCTCTGATTTACTGCCGCTGCTGATATAGTGCGGGAAGTAGTTGTTTACAAAGTATTCGTAACCTGAAACGGGGTCGAGCACCGCTTGACGGCGGCGCAGAATATCGGCTGGCTTGGTTGAAAATCCCTCAACTTCCGCCTCTATCAGGCTGCGCAACTGGCCGGCATACTCCGCCAGCTCGCGCATAAATTCTTTGCTTTTTAACGGGGACTTTAAACGCATCTTTCAGACGGCCTATTTGTAATAATGAACCACAGGTTTTTTCAGCGGCTCGGGGTAAACTTTGAAACAAAACGGCAGCGGCTCGCCCGTTTTCATTTCGTGCATGGCGCTCATGGCAAAGAAAAACTGATCTGCCAGCCAAAACAGCCATTCCAATTTATAGCGGGGCGCAACCGCAGGGGCTTCGCTAGGGTCTTGCCAGTTTGCAATCCAAATCGGGCAAAACAGATACCAACCCTTATGCGTGTATTCGACTTTTGTCATTTCAGCCGGCCTCACTTACTGAAACGCCGCTGCAATTCAGGCGCAAACATTTCAATCAATTCGATAAAATCCATCGCCACTGCCGGGCGGTTTTCGCGGATAAAATCGCCAAATCCTTTAATGGTTTCCATCGCCACGGCCAGCTCGCTGATTTCCGGTAGCATTTTGCGGTTGGCCGCTACGGTTTTGGTGTAGCTGTCGCTCAAACGGGTAAGCGCATCTACTTTTTCCAACGGGTCGAGCGCATCCCATTTATCCGCATCTTCCATTGCCTCTTGATACCGGACCAAGAAACTCGCCATGATCGCGCGGTTGACATCTTCCATTTTGCCGCCCGCCATAATGTAGGCGGTTTTGAGCTTATCCCAATCTTCGCCGGCCGCCTTATCGCGGGCTTTCCATTGGCGTGCAGTTGCCAATGGCACGCCGGCTTCTTGCGCAGCTTCGGGCAAGCTTTTCTGCTCAACCGTGTACAGGCGTCGCACTTCGGCGCGTGTCTCCTGCGGGTGCGCCATATCAGCCTCCGGCCATGCGGCGGATTAGCTCAACGCCAACAGATACAATGGTTGCTGTCGCCGCGCCGGACGCGCCGCCCACCACCGCAGCCGTGCGTTTGGTGTCTTTATGGATTTTCTCCAGCTCTTCGCTAATGGCTTCCTGCTGTTTCGCGGTTTTGTCGATTTTTTCTTCAATTCGGGCAAGTGCCGCTAAAATCGGGTCTTTGTTTTCCATAATGTTTACTTGTCCGCCTTTATTTCGGCGAGTTTGTCTAATTTGTCTTCGATACGGTTTAGCTGGCGGTTAATGGTGTCGCGGTCGGCGCGGGCTTCCGCTTTGGTGGAATATTCCAACTTCACATCGTGCAGTTCGCGGCGCAGATCGGCGCGGTCTTTTTCGGCTTCTTTCAGACGGCCTGAAATACCGTTAATCCAAAACCAGCCCGCGGCGGTGGCCAAGCCCCACAAGGTTTTAAAGCCAAATTCAAAATCAATCGGCGTCATGGCAGCTCCTTAAAAACCAAGCGGCAGCCGTATCCGCTGCGGCGGCAGAAAACATCCAATACCGGCGTACAATCCGCCACTGAAAAACCCACTTCAAACTGCGCTTCCAAGGCTTGCTTTACCGCCTGATACTGGTTTTTTAAATCCACAATGCCACGCTCAACGTTGAAGGTAACGCCGAAATCCTTATCCATTTGCACGGTGTAATCCCAACTGGTCGCATCCAGCTTGCGCGATACCTGCTCAATAAACGGCTGCTGTTCGCGGGCTTTGGCCAAGCCCATTTCGATGCCGGCGTGTTTTACCGCCAACACGCGGCTGACCAATTCCTGATAAGTCGTCATTTATCGGTCTCCGAACTTTTAAGCGTTTCTTTCAAGTTCGAACTATTAACTTTAAGTTGATAGTTGCCGCTCACCCATTCGCGCCAGCCCGCATTCTGAATTTCCAGCTCTGCCGTGTACGCGCCAAATTCGGCGGCGTGTTCCAGTAAAGCCCGCACCGAGCCGTTTTCAGGCGGTGCCGGGCGCACCGGCGGAACCATCAATACCGCGGGAGGCTCCGGCATCACCGGCACTTCCACCGTCTTAATTGTCGTAACCGAGGGCGTGCCGGTATTGGCGCAGGCCGTTAGCACCAAGGCCGTCAATGCAAACGGCAGCTTGTTTATCTTGAGCAATGGCATTTTCTATTCCCTGTTTGTTCTTAATTTTTCGGCGTTCCACGTCGGCTTTCATGTTAAGTGCATTCTGCTCGACCTCGCCTTTGATACGGTTCACTTCGGCATCCAGTTGGCGGATTTGCTCCAGCTTCTCAGCATAAGCCTTGGCGGCAGCGGCTTTTTCTTCGGCGGCATCCAACTTCATTTGGTCGATAACCGTTTGCTGCTCGGCATGCGCAGCTTTAAAACCACTGTGATAAGCAACGCCTACCAACACCGCCAACACCACCACAAAAATAATTTCAGGCAGCCATTTCAGCAGCCATTTAATGACTTTCGCTTGCATTTTCCGCCTCCACTTCCTGCCGTTTTACCGACACCATCGCCCGCGCCACGGCATAGCCACCCACAATGCCCAAATACACCGCCCATATTTCGGGCGACGGGTCGGGCAACACTACAAATTTATATGTACCTGCCGCACAGGCTACGTTTGCCCACAGCTTGCTGTGGGATACCTTGCCCGTAGCAGGGTTTTTCAAAATATCCAACAGGGCCATCATTTCGCCTTTCTGCGGTTTCTCATCTTGCGTGCCGTGCGTTTGTTTGCCGCCACGCCCGATTTGCCGTAACGGATACTCGGGTGCTGTCGGCACAAGCGCACAGGTGGCGGCGCAACAATCGGTACGGCAGATAATGCAAGGCTATGAGCCAAGGCAATCAGCGTTTTTTTTGTCATGATTTGCGCCCCTTTTTACGGTTTCGCGCCTTACGCGCCGTACGCTTGGCAGCGGCAACGCCCGATTTGCCGTAGTTTGGCTTGGGGTATTCGCCAATCACACGCACACGCGGCAGCAGCATGGCCTTGCGCACGGTTTCGGCTTCGGTCGGTTCAGCGTTTTTAACCCCGCGCAAAAAGGCGGCGGCCGCTGCAAAAAGCCTTTTGAAAATGCCCATCAGAAACGCCCCCCATTCATCATCCGCACGGCGGCATGTTTCAAAAAGTCTCGATGCAGCGAAGTGAAATGACGGTTAGCCTTAACGTATGCGCCGATGTTCGCGCCGTAGTCGGCGAGCTTGTGCGCACAGCCGTCCGTTACCGCATGACGCAGGTTTAAGGCCACGCGGTTTACCCAACCACGCCCAAACGCATCAAAGGCTTTCAATTTGGTGTAAAACAACAAACGCTGGCCGTTGAATTTACGCACCAATTCGGAAATATCGGCGGCGCGTATGGCCGCTTTCGTTACCGGGCCGATAATGCCGTCATCTGCCACACCCAACGCCCGCTGCAAGAAACGGACGGCATTACCGCGCCCGTGATTGACGCAGGCATCAAAATACTGATAACCGATGGCAAAAGGCATATCCCCACAGCCGAAGCGTTCCCAAAACGCCTTGCGGTAAATTTCTTTTGCCTGATTGCGCGTCATCTCGCGCATTCGGCCTGAGTAGCCATTGGCGCGGGCAGTCGCTTTGGTAACGCCCCAATTTGTTTCGCCGCCCGCATCGCGCGGGTCGTTTGCATAACCGCCTTCATGGCCAAGTACGCGCTCGATGGCCGTATCAAATTCCCTCATAAAAAAAGCCCTTTAAACATGGTTTAAAAAATGTTTTACAGGGCTTCATCATAAAAAAAGGCCGTCTGAAAAACGGCTGCATCTATTTCATTCCAAAGCAAAAAGCCCCCGAACAAATCGGGGGCTGGGTGTTTTCAGGCGGCCTTAAATGAAACCAAGTGAGATAAATATATAGGGGTCTGTGAGATAAATGGGATTTGGCGGGTTTGAATGGGTTTGTGTGGGATGTTGGATTTGAAACATTATTGCACAGAGTGAAATAAAATGAACGGGCTGATTTCAAGCATCTAAGTCCACCAATTCATAATTAAAAAAGTGTGCCAGTTTGTTCATGATATCGATTGCTTGAATGTCATCAATAATGACCTCTATGCCTTCAAATCCAAGTACCATTGTGTGGTCGTCCTTAGAATTTCTATAAACGGTAACGCTGTTTTCATCATAATATGATTCGCAATGAACGGCGCGGCTTAGGTCTAATTCCGCCATTTTTATCCTTTCAACAAATTCACTTAAAACAATGCCGGCTGCGGGCTGGCTTCAATATCTGCCTGTTTGGCTATGTACCATATTTGGCGGTCGGTCAAATCGTATTCGACGGCGGTTTTGCGCACCGCTTCGGGCATGGAGTAGATGCCGTCGCCCATCGTTAACTCGTCAAGGCGGGCGCGGATTTGGCGGTTGCGCAGCTCGCGCAGGGCTTCTTGGCACTTCGGCACCCACAAAAACCGCTGCCGCCCGAAAATACGCCCGATTTTAAGCGCATTTTCTTCGCCGATTTCTTCGGCCAACTTGGCGTGCAGAATTTTACCGTTGCGGGTTTTGTTCATTCCCACCGGCAGGCTCGTTCCGCCCCAACGCTTAATCAGGCGGTAGGCGGCATCCGCCCCCACCACCTGAATCAAATCAACCGCACCGTCCGGGAGCAGATGACGCACGTCGTCAAAATCTTTTTCACTCAAGCTCCAAGCCATTTTATTCCCCCCTTTTCGGGTAAGCCAATATCGCTGCATTGATGCACACGGCAATAACTGCGGCGATAAAAGCCACTATCAAACATCGTGCCAAATGCCCGAAATCATTTTGCATAACGTAATGGACACCACATAAACAAAAACTGCACAAAAACAGAAAGCCCAATACGCTCCACATAATATTGATAACATCCTGCCTATCCATATCAAGCCTCTTTCTTTTTGCGGTTTGCCGCAATCTGCAACGCCGCCACCAACTTGTGCATATTGCCGTCTGAAAGCCATTCCACACGGTCAACCTTAAACATCCGCTTGGCCATCGCGTGTGCATAATTCCAATGCAGGCCGCCGTCGGCCAACAGGGCTTCGATTTTTCGCATCATCGGGTCTGCGCTCTGCCGTCTGCTTGGTCGATGGCCGTAGTTTTTATTGGTTGGCGCGAAGCCTTTGGTTTTCATTTCAGCCACAACCCGCTCCAACTCGCTCATATCCATCAGCGAGCAAGAATTTTTACCGGTTAAACGCACCAGCATCTCTCTGTAAGCGTCATCGCACATACCCATCTGCTTTTGGGCGATCTTGATTTTGGCAATCAGTTTTTTACAGTTATCAGGCTGCACGGCTTCGTCTCAAAAATACTATATGTTGTGTTATTTTATCATTTTTTATATTATTTACTACTATATTTTGTATTTTTATTTGGCATTTTAAAGGCGTAAAAAATCCCCGCTTTTTAGGGCGGGGATTAGTTTTTCAGACGGCCATTAATCGCGGGTATGTTGGTCTATCATTGCAGCATAGTCGGACAACACCAAAAGCAGATTGCCGCATTGCTCGGCATCATCGCCCGTTAGGCCGTTGCAGCTGCGGGCATTACCGTTGCTTGCCATCAGCAGCTTGCCCAAAAACTCCAAACCGTTAGCCAGTTGGTTTAAGCGGAACTCGTTGTTCATGGTTTAGCCCTCCAAGCCCAAGCTTTGTTGGGCACTTCTGCCGATTTGCGGATTGGGTTGATACTGCACGAAGCCCAAATCATTCAGCTTTTTCAGGCGGTAGGCAACCGCGCCCGGGTTTAAATCCATGAGCTTGCCGATTTCGGTCAGATTCAAGCCCATATTGCGGTAGCGCATCAGGCTGAGCATTTCCGGCACGGCCTGAAAATAAGCGTCTTCCAGCGCGTCGATACGGTGCAGGATGGCATCGGGCAGGGCTTTGGCCTGCTTTTCCATTTCGATGAAATAACGTCGGGCTTGACGGCCTTTTTCGTTGCGCTCCACCATGCAGAGTTCTTTGGCCATATCCAAAGATAACAAATAGTCTTTGCTTTCTGTCTGCCAGAATCCACGATTGCTCAAATTTGAGATTTCTCAAAAATCAATATCTTGCGTGAAAGAATAATCCGAGATGCGGCGTTTAATCCAATCTCTGAATTTTGTTTCTACGCCTAAAAATGCGTGCAAATCTTTGGCATTTACAAGTGATTGAGTTTGACCGTCTAGGCAGCCTGAAAGGGTGGGGATTAATTGAGTGTTCATTTCGCAGTCCTTTTTGAGAGGATTTATGAGAAGCCCATAATGGGCGGCCGAGTGCTCAAAACCGTACTACGAACGGCGGAGTTATTCCCCTTACGGGTATTGTATTCCTCGCACACTCGGCCATAAGGCTGTGACTCAGACGACCTGAGCAGGCCGTCTGAAATGATAGGCATAAAAAAGCCGCGCTATCGGGGCGTTATGAACCGCGTAGTAATCAAGGTGTTTTGAGCACCTAAAATTACAATACGGCAAACACGTAATAATTGCAACTGTTTTACAAAAAAACTTACTCAAAAAACCATCCGATCACATTGCCCACCAGCACCAAAGCCGCTTGATAGCGGGTATCCGTGCCTGTTGCGTAGTCGGTGTGGCAAAAAGGCTCAATAGCCGGATAATGCAATTGGTTCGTTTTAAGATACACAGGCTCCCGCCCGTGTTTTTCAACAAATGCCGCATAGGCGGCTTGCAGTTGTTTTTCCATATTAAAGCCCTATTACAAAGTGTTTTAATTATACTCAAAACCGAAAATTTAAGCGGACTTAATCCGTCCGCCAATACCTGTTCTCTTAAATACTTAACGACAGTATTCTCGCCAAGTATTTTGTGTGTATTCGTGCGAATAATTAGGGTCGGCTAAAAAATTCTTTACCCAAGTACCTTGTTGTTCATTGTATGTTTGTACAAATACAAATCTTCGGAACTGATCGCCAACCATATACTCACCGCATAAAATACTTTCATTGTCGCGATAATATTCTTGCAGGCTTCGCAACAAGGTTCCCCCCGCGTATTGTTTAGCATTGCTGATTAGAACCCCTTTGCTTGCACGGCGTGGTTCCCGCTCTTTTGGCTGTGCCACTTGCGGAGTGGTTTCAACGGTAACAGTATGACTGCTTTCCGTTTGCACCTGCTTTGGCTGTTCTATTCTTGATGCCGGTGTAGCTGGCTGTTGTGACTTTTGTTGTCTCAACATTTCACGCTGTAAAGCGATTTTTTCTCGCTCCAACTCAATTTCTTCGGCACTTTTCCCACAAGCAGATAAGCAGATTAAACTCAAAATAATTAAAAAGTTTTTATTCATAACGATTTCTCCATATTGCGTTCAAGTTTACGCGCTGATTTTAACCTGAACGGTTAAAAATATGAATAATCGGTATAGATAAACCCAAACTGAAGCAGACTTTTTTTAAATCTGCTTGGATTTGGGCTTTTCAAACAACCTGTCTGAAATCCTTAACAAGCTCGCCGTCCACAAAATAGGCTACATTGTATTCGGGGTGTTGGGCGGTTGGCTTGCCGTCGCCAAAATCTACCAGCAGATAACCGCCTTTCGCCCCTGTAATCACCCCGCGCCTGCCGAGGTATTCGACTTCCGTCCCGGGCTGTAAATAAGACATTTTGTAGGCATTGCGGATGTAATCCATTTCAGACGGCCTCTAATCCTGCCAGCCACCCAAATGCTCCACAAGCTCATTAAGCATGGCCGTTAACGATTCAGTCATGATGATTTGCGATGCAACCGTAAGGTCGGCAGCATTATCGGCTTGGCTATCGGCATTCTCTTGCACCACATCAAGATACTGGATGCGTTTCAACGTCAGATTTTCGGTCAACAAAAATGCGATCTCCTCGCGCCATATCAAGCCCAATTCGACTACATACAAACCATTGCGGGAATGCTGTACCACATCATCGGCAGTCAGGTCTTTTTTGCTGATTGTCACGCGCGGTGCAACATCGCCGACACCGCGTAAAGTAACATCGCAATCCAACTCAAACCCGCCTTGCGCTTGGCCGTTGAGCAGCCATTCAGTCATCAAACTAGCCGGCGATTGCTTGGTCGCAGGCAGTTTGACCTCCAGCCCGCCCAATGCCTCGCGCAGCTTGGTTAACAGGTTTTCCGCTTTGCTCGGTGTGGCACTGTCAACCAGCAGCCAGCCGTCCGTTAAGATGGCATGGGTGCGGCTGCTGCGGGTTAAGGCGCGGGGCAGCAGATCGTCGGTAATCTGTTCTTTGAGTTCCCGCTTCTCTCTTCGGCCAACATTGCGCGCTTCCGCCTTTTGGATTTTTTCGATTTTTTCGGCCAGCACATTATTAATCACGCCGGCGGGCAACACCTTCTCTTCGCGCTTGAGGCTGATTAAGTAATGGCCTTTGGCGTTAAACACAAAAAAATTATCAAACGGGGTAGGGATAGCAAAACCCTCGCTAAACCAATCCAAGCCGGCAGGCGGTGTGAATTGGGCATTACTTAGGCTTTCGTCTAGGTGTCTTTGTTCCGGCTTTTCAGGCAACCGATATGCCGTTAATTGCTTAAACCACATGATGTTTTTCCTTTTAATGAGTAGTAAATCCTTGGCATTTTGTAAAAAACTCAATCATCATAGGCAATATCTCATCTTTATCTGGAGAGTATCCAAAATACCAATTCCCCGGGGGCATCCAACTTTTCAACGCTTCCGCGCATTGCAAGGCTTTCTCTTCGGTAGCATCAATAGAATCATTTAAGTAATTTCTTCCCAACACATCACCCACAGCTGTTTCTTTCAACACAGCAAACCAAGTGCCATTGGGTATTCCAAAACTAAAGCAATCGCCTTTTGGATCAAATTCAACAGCCATATCATTTCCTTTTAAAAGGCGGGCAATGCCCGCCGACAAATCAATTAATCACGACCTTACTTAAATCCGGTTTAGTCTCCACAAAATCCATCAAAGCCTTGATAGAGTTTGCCGCCATTTGCGCTCGGGTCAACGTAACACCGCTTTGCATCGGCTTAAAATCGCCTTCGTAGCTTATTGATACGCCGGCCAAGCCGTCGCTCTGCATTTCATCGCGGATGATGATTGTGATTTCAGCCATCAGCCCACCTCCTGTTCGTTGACTTCAATCGCGAATTTTTCCGCGCCCTGTACGATGCTCAAACCCGCCACGGGGTTGGCTGCGAAAAAATCAGCTTCATTCAACACGGCGTCTTTGTTGATTTCGTGTTTTGTCCGCACGAATCGGGCGTACTTTTCGTCCGACTGCATCAGGGCGAGCACCGCGTCCACGCCGCGAACTTGGCATTTGGGCGGGTCGAAACGCCAGCGTATCGTGCCGGTGGTCAGGTTGCAGTATTTGACCTTGCCGTTGTCGGTCAGCATATCGCGGTTGGCCGTCGCCCATGCCAACACGCCTGCTTCGATGGCCTGCATCTCAGCGGTGATAGGGGCGATTTGCGCGTCGAGCTTTTCCTGCATTTCGGCCACGGTGTCGTTGTGGTCGGCTACCATGCGCGTTGCCTCGCGGCTTAAATCGCCATAGCGTTTGATGTGTTCGACCGCTTCGTCGCGGGTTTGGATACCCACCGTGAAGGCGGGGGTGTTATATCGTTTTTTTCTTGCCATTTCGTTTTCCTTTCTTTTATTCATAGTCTTTTTCAAAAAATTCGCTCACATCCGGCTGCTTAGGCCAATTTTCCACACAACCCTCCGCATTGATTTTTAGGTTGATATAATCGCCGTAATCTCCGGGGATTAAGCGGTTGGGCACATATTCATGTTCAAGCCGCGCTATATGGTTCATATCTTTGTCGAGCAGGGTATATGTGCCGCTGTCGCTTAACTTATCGGCAATGCGGACGGGCACATTACCCTGCCACCCCACAACGCGGCCTGTATCAATCTCAATCAAGATTTCAAAATCTCCGCCGTCTTGCAGCAAAAAATCGGGTACGGTTTCTGCGGATTCTTCATCAAGTGCGGCGTTGATACGCACGGCGTAAACTTCAATTTCAACGGGTTTTAAAACTTCGATTTTCATGATCATTTCCTTTCATTTTCTGTAACAGTTTTCGGGTAACGGTTACGCCTGCAAGGCCGTATTGTTTCGCCAGTTCTTCAAATTCAAGACGGTGTTTTTCCAAAAACTCCGCCAACAGGGTTTTTTCAAAATCGTCCAAATAAACACGCTTGTTATTCACATCTCTTACCTTTCTGCCTTTCAGCATAAATACGCTTACATTCTTCCACCGACCGGATGCGCGGTGGGTACATCCAATTTCTGTTTGAGCACGGGGCTTTTGCCAGTATTGCGTTGATTCTGCCCAGCGCGGCTTGTGCGGCGGCTTTTTCCTTTTCAGACGGCCTGTGCCGATGCTCGAGTTTCAGCCGCTCGGGGCGTGGCGGCAGGCAGCCCAGCAGGTCGCGCGGGGCAGGCCAGCGGTCGGCTTGGGCGGCCAGCACCGCAAAGGCCTGATTGATACGCGGTATATCCTGTTCTGCGTCCCATGCTTTGCCTGCGGCCAATGCCACACTCCACGCCTGCGCCGTGGCCTGCACGGTATCGGCGGCGGGCGTACCCGGCAGACGCAGGGCGAGTATCAGGGTTAAGCCGTCGATAACGGCGTTGTGCAGACTTGCGGGCAACTCTCTCATGATTGGCCTCCTTTCTTGGTTGCCTGCAGCGCAGCGGCTGCGGTTAGGGTTTGGCTGGGCTTGGCAGCCGGTGCGGCGGTCGGTTTTGCTGTTGCGACAGCCACAGGCAGATTGGCGGGCTGCCACTTGCTGATAATCTCGTAGAGATAACCGTGTGATTTCAGCGGCGGTTTCAGACGACCCGCATCCCGCGCATCAATGGCCGTCTGAAAACCATGCAGCCAAGCCTCGGGCGGAGCGGGATAAACCACTCCGTCGCGGCTGATTTGCCCGGCCTTAATGTCCGGCAGCAACTCGCCGAGCAGCTTGGCGGTGCGGGCAAAGGTCAGTTGGCTTTTCGCCGGCCGAAACAAGCCCACATAGCGCACCGCCGCTTTGCCGATGGCGGCGTCAAACTCCAACACCGCCTTAACCAAATCCGCCGCGCCGTCGTTGCCGATCAGGCTGTCGAGGCTGTGGACTGCGCCGCAGTTGGGGCATTTGGTGTTCACGTTATCTTCTCCGCGATTTTGGCGATAAACGTAATCGACATTGATAATGAAAAAAAGGCATACAGATACAAAGAGATACGCTCCTGCCTGTCATCTGTACCCCAAGCACGGAAGAAAATCCCGCCGAATATGGCCGCGTGCATCATTGCTAAAACCAACTCAAACATTTTTTATCTCGCTTTCTTTAAAACTTCTTCTACCGCGCTATGCAACCACTCGCGGGCATCTGCTTTCGCCCCCCGTTTTGCCTGCATCAGGGTCTTTTTTACAGGTTTGGTAAAATTTCCATTCTTCGCGCAGATTCTTAATTGCTTCTTTCATTTTCAGACGGCCTCCTTTAAAAACGTTATCCAATGGGTTTGCGTTTGGTTTTTCTTGTGCTTCATACTCACATGCCCGAATAGTGGCTTTTGGTCGGTCAAGGCCAGTATTTCGTGTACTCTGATTTGGTTTTCGTTCCACTTAAAAATCAGTACGCCATCAGGTTTGAGCACCCTGAAGCACTCGGCAAAACCTTTCCGTATATCGTCTTGCCACCCCCCGCCCAATACGCCGTATTTCTTGGCCAACCACGATTTCTCGCCCGCATGAATCAGGTGCGGCGGGTCGAAAACCACCACCGGAAAAGTGTTATCGGGAAATGGCAGGGCGGTAAAATCCAACCGAACGTCGGGGGATATTTCTAGTTTCCGCAAATAGTGGCGGTCTTTAAGCAGATGTTGCTCGTGGCGTTTATCGCCGAACACCACGCGCTCGTCTTCTTTGTCGAAAAACATCATCTTGCTGCCGCAGCAAGGGTCTAAAACTTTCATTTCACACGGTCTCCTTTGCCCGCTCTTTCCAACCAATCCACGCGTAATCGATGCTCACGTCTTCATAGCCGCCGTCGTCAGGATTGCGGGCGAGGCGGTCGCCGTTATTCAATCGGCACATCCACGCTTCAAACTTCGCCCGCTCCGCCGCTTCGGGGTCGTGTTTGCATACGCTTACCCCGCTGCATTCTTCAAAAGCCAAGTCGATGGCTTCGCGTACCGTCGGTGCGATCGCAACAAAGCAGGTTTTTTCGCACATCTGCACGGTTACGGTAGGGTGTTCCCCATCGCTCTTGTCAATTGCAAAGCCGCCTAAATCTTCCAACCACTCAAGGCGTTTTTGGTCGTACAAATCGCGGGTTTCCAAGCGCATAATGCACAAGGCCGCTTCGTTTAACAGCAGGTTTAAATGCACCGGCGTTTGCGTGTCTTCTGCCGCGCGAATCAGATCGTCTGTTAATCTGTTCATTTTTATGTTTCCTTATATTTCAATAGGTTATGAATTTGCAAGGCAAAAAAATTATTGCCCGATAAGTTTTTGCACCGTCAACCAGCCCAAATACCCGCCCAATGTTGCAGCCGACCAGCACATCACTACCGCAGCCAGCCACGCCTTAATAAGCCATAAGGCCGTCTGATTTTTTTTGCTCATATTCCGCTCCCGTAATAATGGCGTTCTCGCCGTAAAGTTGTTTGATTTGCCTGATTGCCGCTTGCAGCCGCCCGTGTTTGGTGTGCGGGCTGTACAGATTGTGATAAATCCGCTGCCGCCTGCGGTGCTGGCCGTATGCCTGCCAGTCTTGGTTGCGCCGTCGGTGGCTATTCATATACCACCCCGCGCATTCTTTCTTCGTCGCTCATGCGCTCGTAGATTTTTTCGAGCTCAAGCACGGCAAAGTCGGCTAAATCCTGTTGCTCGCGTACCACCCGCTGTGCAGGTGTTTCATTTTGATAGATGCCGTAGGCGGGTCTAGCTTCGGTGCATCTGTTGGCACAGGCGGTAACAACAATCACAATCGCCGGTATCATCAACAAATGCCTTAATTTGATGTTTTGCATTTTTAAATCCCTTTTTTTAAGGGAGCTTTAACAACAACTTTCCCTGCGTTATTTTTTGCAACTAAAATCTCCATCCCCTCGTCTTCCTGACCGGGGTAGCCGGTCAAACAGTATGTGTTACCCAAAAATTCAAACACTCCGTTTCGGATGGTTCTTTTTTCCCAATTTAATCGCTTACTCATCTTAATTTCCTTTATTTTCAATAACTTATAAAAACCAAAAGGCAAAAAATATATAGCCGTATCAATGGCTTGGCTATTTTTCAGGCCGTTTGGGGCAGTTTTGGCACACCCGCCAATGCTGCATTTTTGCGGGGTTGTGCGTCGGTGCGGGCGCATGGGCATAATCGCGGCACTCTTGTAAAGTAATCACCGATTCCTTAAACGGGCATTCGGTATTGGTGTACACCAACATCACCTTGTGTGCGACCGCATCGGTTTTTCCCGCATACTTGCCGTTGAGTATCAAGCTCACGGTGGTTTGGCTGTATCCGATTTTTTCCGCTACTTTTCTGCGGCTGCTCAACTTTACTTCGCGCTCCAAAATGCCAAACCATTCATCATTCATGTATTGTTTATTCATAATCAGGTACTTCCCGTAGTGTGATTTTGTCGAGGTTGGGGTCGTAAATCTCCGTTACCGCCAACAGTTGCGGCGCTTCCGCCCCCGTGTTTTTAATCAGCAGGTATTCAAGGTTTTCGGCTTGCCTTAAATAGCCTGCTTGGGTTAGCGCGGTCAGGTATTGTTTCATATGCACCTTTGCCACCCTGTGCGTCATATTGACATGGCTGTGCAGTCTATCGAGGCTGAAGCGGTTTAATATCTTGATGCTGCGCCACAATGCCTCGGTTACGCTGCCTTTTCCCGCGCTGCCGTCTTTATTGAGATACGGAGCGTCGCGCGGCACGGCTCCTTCTTTCAGGGCGTAGGCCGAGCTGTTGCGGAAACGGCTGCCTCGTGATGCCTTGATAAACCCGCCTTTAAACAGTTTGTACATATAGACATTGGCCGTCTGAAACGGAATGCCTGCCTTTTCCGCCACTTGGTTTACGGTTAAAAACCGGTGGCGGTTGGCCTGCAAAACATCCCACACCGCCTGCCGCACATTGCGCGGCTTGCTCAATTCCACGCTAATCATAATTTCATCCCCCGTTTGGGTGCTTCACCCACATAAAAATCAAAACCCTTCAAGCCTTTAATATCGGCCAGCCCGATTTCATCAAAGCCCAGCGTGTCGGCTTGGCTTTCCAAGTTGGCCAAGTTGACCGTTACGCGGCGCACCGAACCGTGCGAAATCTCCACCAAATGCGCCAGCAGATCGGGCTTGATTTTGACTGACGGCGCATGTATCGCCGCCAGCTGCTCCGCATCGGCCATGCTCACCGGCTGCGCGCCTATCCATGCCAACACGCGGTTGTGGAAGCGTTCGTATTTCTTCAGCTTGGCGGGCAGCTGCTCTTCGCCGACCAGCATCACGGGTGCTTGGCTGCCTTCGTATATATCGCGCACCAGCTCTACCATACCCGCCTTGGTCACTAAATAATCCGCTTCATCTAAAATCAGCGGGCGTTGGCTGGCCGCCAGTTGTTCGCAGATTTGGTCTAGGCAGCCTGCCGTGGTTTTGGCGGGGGGGATGCCCATTTCAAAGCAGATTTTTTCGAGCAGGGTTTTCTTTGCCCACGCGCTGCGCAGTTGCACATAATAGGCGCGGGTTTCGTTGGCCACCGCCACCATCGCCGTTGTCTTCCCGAAACCGCTGGGGCCGTACAGCACCCCCAAGCCCGGCAGGCCGTCTTTCCGCCCCACCAAACGCTGCATTGCTACCGATGCCAAAGATAAGTTGTTGATATTCGCTATTTTCATGGTTTTAAATTCCGTATTTTCGTACCTGTTTAACTTGTGTTTAAACGGCGGTTTAAAGGCCGTCTGAAAAAACCGCTTTTGGCATTTTATTGCGCGGTTCGGCTTGTCCGTCGCAACACTTCGCGCTCAAAAAAGCGCATCAGCCGACGGTGTTTTTGCGTTTTGGCCATGCGCAATGCCAGCCATTTCGGTGTCGTACTCATGGTTTTCATCATTACCCCTTTCTTGTTAACTGACTGCCTGTCTGTTCATAAACGACTTATATTCCGCGCTGTTCGGATAACGCCGCACCCAAACTGCCGCCCGCTCGGGCAGGCTGTCGGAATCTTTTATCCGTTGATACAGCTCGAAACGCTCGGCGGGCGTTTCGGGAACCGTCCAGCCCGTATCCGCTTTGGCTTGCACCGCCTGCACCGTTTCCGGCTCTTGCTGTTGCATCCGCTGCGCCAGCATCTGTTCGTGCTGCTGCCGCGCTTGTTCCAAATTGATGTTCAGGCCACCGATATTCATGGTTTCCTGTTGCCCGATGCCTGCCACGCCTTTTTCGGCCAAAACGTTCTCACGTTTCAAATCCAAACGTTTCAAGGCTTGGTCGGCGCGGTTTTCTGCTGACTGCTCTATAAAGCTTTTCGGCATATAATCGGTAGAATTTCCGTTCCACTCGGCCTTGCAAATCAGACGGCCTACATCGTCATATACCCATACCCATTGGGCATCGGTTACGTCATAAGCCACCCGCACCCGCTGGCCGTGGAACTCTTCTAGAACCCCGCTGAAGTAGGTGTTGTTCAATATCGAAACCTGCCCGCGCGATACGCTGCGCATCTCCTGCGGGCGGAACAGCCAGCCTTCGTCTTCAGCCGTTACCCTTAACGGTTCGCCGTGTTTGGCTACGCCCAACGCCCACATCTCGTTAGGGGTCATAAAGCGCATTTTTCCCGTTTCAGGGTCGGTAAATTTCGGCAGCGAGCGGTGCGGCTTGTTGTTGTAGGCATCGATTACTGCTTCAACATAGGCTTTGAAGTCGTCCCACAGCATTACGGGGGCATTCACAATCTTGCCTTGCAGCTTGATTTCCTTTCTGCTCCAATGAAACATTTTTTTCCGTGCTTCCGCGTCCATGTCTTTGCCCACATAAGTGGGCAAAAACTTGGCCGCTTTGGTAAAAATGTTGTGGCTGCGTTCGGATGCGCCCTTGGCTTGCGAGTTGTAAGCGCGGGAGTGGCTCATCGTAATGCCCAGCCTGCCTAGTACACCCGTGGCTTCGTCCGTCATCATCACGTTTTCAAAGCCTTTTCCCCAGTCCACATACCAAATGGCGGGAATCGCCGTTTTGCAGGCATGGCTTAAGGCTTCCAGCACCGTCAATCGGCTTTCCGCCAAGCCCACGCTCCAACCTACGCACCGCCGCGTGTGAATATCCACCACCGTTGTGATTTCGGGGCGGAACGGCCTGCCGCTGCGCGGATTCAGCACTTCCGCATCAAAGGTGTGGCCGTCTGCGGTGTAGATGTCGGCGGGTTTCAGGTTCAGGAAATCCCGTGTTTTGTGCGGCAGAATGTTCTTAAGCTCGCGCTTGCCCATTCGTCCGTCCTGCAAGGCCACCGCGCCGCACTTGTCCATCGCCCGCCGTACCGCGTGTATGCTCGGAGCAACCCTGTCGGGGTATTCTTCGCGCATCACCGCACAAAACAGTTCGTAGGCCATCACCACCGTCAGCTTTTGCGGTTGGCGGTAACATTTCAAAAACAAGGGCAGCCAGTAGGGCATTTCCATGTTTTTTTGCACAACCTTGGGAGCAAGGCTGTTTTGTTCCCGCGCTGCAAACCAGCGTTTGATGGTACGGCTGCTCGGCAACTTCAAACTGCCTGCGCCCCGCTCGTCCAATGCCAGCGCAAAGGTTTTGGCAACATGGGCAAACTGCGGCAACCGCGCCTGAGTGAGCAGCGTCGTAATCGCTGCATCCTTGCCGACTTTCGATTCTTCCATCAGCTTTTCCACCGCCTTCAACACCGCCAGCCTCGCCCCTTCGCGGGTGCGCTGGGCTTCAGTAGTGTTGTCGTAACGCATCTCTGTTGATACTGCCGTGCTCGGCTGGGCAACCGTCGGTACCGGCGGCAGTTCGGCAAGCACCTTCTCCGTCTGCCGTTGTCGGATTTGCTCCAGCACTTCTGGCGGCGGGGTGTACTCGCGGCGTTTGCCGTTTTTTCCGCCTTGGCAGGACACTTCAACAAAAGACCAATTTTCTCGAATAGCTACATTTTGTATCGTGCGTGCCGTTTTATTTGTGAAAATTTCCAAGTTCATTTTAAAAAGCTCGGAAATTGAATAATGCGCTTTCATGCTGCCGATTCCTTATATAAGTGTGCGTAGCGCGGTCGGATGCGCTTGCCGTCTTTCGTCCACCGCTCAGGCCACAACTCATGAAGTTTTTTACCCATTACCGCCGCAATGGCTTTTTCTCCCGTAGGATTAGGCCGTCTCAAGGCGGAGCGCACATTACTTTCAGCAATATTGTGAATCCTTGCTACATCGGCCAATGTATAGCCGGACATACGCAATTTCGCCTTAATTAATTCAGGGTGCATACGTTTTCCTTTCTTGTAAAAACCGTTTAATCGGCCGCCCGATTGGTTTCAGACGGCCTGTTAAACAGCCTTCTCATAAAAGACCGTTTGTCTGCGTTTTTTCGGCGTTTTTCCAAATTGTTAAAGAACAGAAACAAACGGGTTATAATGCTTTTAAAATTGCCGTTCGTTGTTTTTAATGATTATAAAGCTTGGAAAATATTTCGCAACTAATTTTCCAAGATTTTTTCTCAGCTTTTTATTAAATATTTGATTTTATTTAATATTAAGTTTCTAAGATTTTTTCCATGCTTTACAACGGAACTTGGAAAGTT